GCAGATGATTGTCTTAGAACAACTAAGCTTAGGGTTGATCTCAGATGATGAAGCGTGCCTGCAACTGACAGGTTCCTTGGCCCCTCCTGGTATGAAACCGCTATCAGGCACAATGTTTAAACAGCCTAATGCCCAAGTTTCAACCAACAATCCGACGAATAGTGGGAGCACGCTGAATCAAAACTTAGCACCGACCACACCTACTACTGGTCGCGGTCAAAATAGAAAAGCAGAATCCAACCATAACGTAGAAACGTAGTAATTGCGAATGTTAACTCAATAAGAATATTAGAAGCTATAATGGATCAAACAATCATAAACGCAGTAATTGGTGGATTTGGAGCAGCCCTAGCCTTTATCCTTAAAGTAGTATGGGAGGGTTTGAGGGAATTGCAGAAGGCAGATGTGGAACTTGCCTCTAAGTTAAGTGAAGTGCAATTGCTGGTAGCAGGAAACTATGTTAAAAGAGAAGACCTTGAATCAAGCGTGAAGGCGTTGTTTGCAAAGCTTGATAAAATCGAGGACAAGCTAGACAAGAAAGCAGACAGGCTTTAATTAAGTTATATAGCAGTTAGTAAGCCCTGTCAAAGCTGGATAGTAAAGCAGATAGTAAAGCAGATCGTATTAAAAAATCTTATTATCTGGAGTAATCCATGTATATAGACAATAAGCAAAGTAGTTTTGATGTAACCGCTTATTTTAAAGGTTTGTTAGGGTCTGTGGTAAGATTTGGTGAGTCAGCAATACATGGAAAATCTGCAAAGGATAATCAGTATGCTGGTTGGGGTGTAAACTATATGGGCCAAGGTAAGGACCCAAACACTAGGAAATCATAATGGCACTTGTACGTGGACAACCTCAATTCAATATTGAGACAAATGATAAGAGAAGTATCGGCTATGAGGCTGGCAGTAGACGGGTAGCAATTGCCAGTGTGGACACTATTGGAGCTATTCAAGCTGAGCTAAGCTCCTCAGTGGAAGCTTCTAGGTCAGCCACGCTGGATGATGTGGGTGATCTCCTAGTATGTAACTCGTCTAGTGCCATTGTAATTACCATCAACTCTGATGCTACAGTAGGGTGGAGCGGGGCAGTGTCAATTGTGGCGTACCGGGATGGGGCAGGTGCGGTTACATTTGCAGCCGGATCAGGAGTCAATATTCGAGGCGACCTTTCTACCCCTGCTCAGTATGGATTCAAAGGT